CTGCTTCCAAGGCTCTTCGGTGTCTTTCAGTCCATCAATTGTTCTGATTCTGTTGTCTACTGCCATTGGATTCCTTCGCCTATTATAGTAGGCTTTAACAACGATTTTCTTATTAAAGAATAGTCCATTAAACTTTAATAAGGAAGTGAAGGGGAGGCATCGACCTCCCCCTCGGGTTGAGCAATTACTGAATTGCTGGTACGCTGTCGATGAAGCGGATACGCTGGGTGTTAAGACCAGTTGCAGGCGGCAAAGTCACCGTCTGGTGGAAGCGGTAAGAGCACCATCCGCCGATTGTTGCGGTCGGGTCGAACGAGGACGGAGGAGCGTCAGTTACCACTCGGCAGTCAATCGTACGCCAGTCGCCTTCATCGAGGTCGGTGTCGCCCGGAACTTGCAGCCACACACCAATCATCGCGTAGTTGCCGAAGATGTAGGTGCGGTATGCAGTCTTCGTGCCAGTGCTGTAGTTAGCAGTCTTGGTCACGAACGGGGTCTGACGGAACACGATGTTCGTGCCCGGCAGTTCGATTTCCATGGTCTGGTCGCTGCCAGCCATCTTGTCAAACTTCTCGTTGTTGCTGTACTTCCAGAAATCAACGATGGAGTTGTTTACGGTCGTGGCGTTGTAGATGTCGCCAAGAACGTTCGGGCTGATTGCGCCCATGTACTTCCCACGCTTGCAAGGAAGCACGTTTTCGGACACAAGCTGTTGCTTGAGTTCGCGGATGGTTGCCAAATCGAGCGTCCAAGGGTTGCTTAGAAGCGCGTTCTGGTTAACGTTGGCGTCCACGCCGGATGCGCTGTCAGCAACTGCGCTGTACAGTTCGGAGATGGACTGGCCTGCCTGATAGCCGAGTTCGATTGCGGAATTGCCAACCAACTGGTCAATCGAGGCCGCGATTGCGAATGCCGAGAAGTTCGCGTAGTTGTTCCACTCGCCGATTTGCGCGGGAGAAGTCTGCTGCGTGATTACTTCCGGGCTGCCAATCACACCATCACCTGCCGGAACGATGTCGCCCGATAGAGTGTTGTAGGTGAAGAACTGGCGGTTTGCGCCCATGTGCAGTCCTTGCACACGACGCTCTGCCACTGCAACGAAGGCGTCCGTTTCGCCCTTTAGGTTAGGAATCAGTTCCTTGTCGAACATGATTGCCTGTGCAGTTAGTACGTTTGATACGGAATTTCCTGACGGGTTTGGGCCTGCCATGATAGTTCTCTCCCCTTAATGTCGCCGTAATTTCTTACTGGCGCTGGGCTGCGTCTACGATGCCGTTTGCCTTGCACTCCTCTCGGAATTTAGCCGAGGTCTCGTACTTTTGGCGGAATTCAACACGGCTCATGTTACGAACTGTTCGTTTGAACGCTGCGCTATCAGTCGTTTGCGTGGTTGCGCCTTGCACGGGTCTCTGTGCGCTAAGAGTTCCGGGCTGCAATCCTCCGTTGACTCCCGGTCTACGGGCCGCTGGCGTATTTGTCGCTTTGGCAGGCGTAGGTTCCGAGGTTACCGCACTCGACTGGGGAGTCGTTTGCGTTGGCTGTGATGTGGGTGCTGGGGTCGCTGCAACAGGCTGCGCGATTGGCGCGGCTGGTGCTACAGGTTCCACAGTGGCCGGAACTTCTACATTAGGTAGAAGACCTGCCTCTTTTAACTGCGCTTCCAATTGAGCCGGATTAGGCTTCGGAAGCTTAGTCTTGGTTGCTTCGAATGCGAGTTCGAGGTTCGTGTATGTCGCTTCAAGCTTATTGGCTTGTAGCCACAACCCGAGTTCCTTTGCCGATGCCTCGCACCAAACAAAATCTGCGGCGTGGTCCTTCATCCAAGTGTCGCCAATAACTCTACCGTTTTCTGCCGCGATACGTTCCGCGATTTCCTTTTCGCGTTGGGCCTTGGATACTTTGTTGATAGCCTCTTTCAGTTTAACCGGGTCCTTAGCGGAGGATGCTTCCTCTACCGCTTGGTCGGCTTCCTGTTGAGACTGCTGTGCCTGCCACGTTGCTTTCTTCTGCTGTGTTTCAGACTCAGTCGATGAAACTAGGCTCTTCTTCAAACGCTCCGCGTAGCGGACGGCGTTGATGTGTGCGCCCTTCAGTTTCTCAATGATGGCTTCATAGGTCACGTCTTCGAAGTGAGTCGGTCGGCCAATCGGCTGCCCGGTCTTTTCGTCGGTGACTTGGTAATCTACGATAATCTTGTTTGGCAGAATCGGGGGAACTACTGGAGTTGCTACCTCCCCTTCCGCTGCGGCGATTTCGTTCGCTTGTGCCTCTTCGGCATTGGCGCGAGCTAGGTCCGCGTCAATTTGCGCCTGTTCTTCAGGCGTCGGTGCCTCTTCCTGCTCGGCTTGAACTTCACGGCCTTTGTTGATAATCTCGGACGCCATGCGAGCACCTTGTGGGGTGCGCATAACATCAGTCAACTGCGCGCGCGAGGATGGGTCTTTCAAAGCTGCTGTCAGCGTTTCATATGTTGCGGTTTGCAACCACGCTAGGTTGAAAGGGTTTGCCGCCTGCTTGGTTTGATTCTCAAGAAGCAGTTTGCGGGCGATGGCTTCGCCTTGCGGGGTCTTCAGCAGCGGCGTGAGCGCGGCGCGAGACGTGTAGTCCTTCATCGCTGCGTCAAGTTGTTCAAATGTGGCTGTGGATAGCCACGACAAGTCGTAAGTGCTCATATTTTTCCTTTGCTACATTCAATTCGTACTGCTTCCCCGAAGGGATTACTTTACTGCCTTTGTCGGTTTCGCCGGGTGGATACCGAACACGTTTTTAATCGCGTCCGATTTCTCATTCGGTTTAGCAGGGTGAATGCCGAAGGTTGCGCCCACGGCATCCACTGCTGCTGAGTCTTCTTTAATCGCGTTCTTTCGGACTCGGTCGTGGTGGGCCAGCGCCGATAAGCGCACCCACTCGACTATCTCGTTGAAGTTGCGAGCACGCTGTGCGCGTACCGCAAGGACACGCTCATAGTCGGGTCTCTCCGGGTCCAGTCTAATAGAATCATTGGATGCTTCTTGGCAGGCGGCTTCATACAGTCGTCTTACGATTTCGAATCCCGGCGTACCGAGGGTTTGACCCAAGGCAACGCAGTCGGCGAGTGTTAGCTCACGTTCGAGTAGCGGAGATTTCTGTTTCTTGTCGTCTGCCATTGTTTTCCATTCCTATTAGATTAAACCGCTGTATCGGACCCGAAACCTTGTGTGGTCTCTTGGCCTTGCAGCGGCGGTTCTGTTGCGTGGGCGACTGCCCCACGGAAGGCTTCATTACCAGCCTTACCAAGTTGTTTCATGTTCTCCAACTGCGTCTCGTGCTCGAACTGAGCCTTCTGAGATTGCTGCGCGGCTTGTGCTTGCGCCTGCTGCAACTGCGCTGGGGAGTTGGCGTCGTGCTTTTGCTGTTCTTTAGGTGTCATCTTGCGTAGGAAGGACTGCGAGAACTTCCAGCCTGCCGCGTCGGTGAATGCCTTGAAGATAGCAACTGCGTCGAACTGGTACCCCGCGTCGTTTGCATTTGAAACGAACGTCGGGTTGTTCAACAACTGGATGATGATAGGAAGGGCTTGAGCCATTTCCTTTTTCGCGCCCAGTTTCGCGCCTGCCAAAACTTCGTACTTGATTTTGGCGTTACGGTATTCGATGTGGTCGATTTGAACGTAGTTCAATCCCAACTCTTCACCAAGAATATCCTTGATGACTGAGGTCGGGAGCAAGTCGTTGTCTAAGTCGTCCATGCGGTACAGCCACGGCTCGAAGACTTGACGAACGAAGCGGCCTGACGGGCCGTCTAGACGGGACGCGTTCGCTTGAATAACCGAAGCGGCTCCCGTTGCATTGCGCATTCCGGTCCCGCGTCCTGCTGCGGTGGATGTGCCCTGCATGGTTTGTTCGTTTGCTCCAGATGTTTCAGAGCCTTGACTCTTTGCTTGTTGAATCGCCTGCCACGCTTCCGAGGGGACGGGAGGCATCGTTAAGAACTTGAATGCCTTTTCTACGTCTTCCTCAACGTCAATGATTCCGCCTTGTCGCCAGCGGACATCTTGCGTGAGAGTGTTGTACCCCTTCTTTCTAACTGCCGTGGGTTGCAAGCCGTAGTTCAACAAGTCGAGTGCGAGGTTGGTTACACCTTGCTCCACGATTTGTTCTGAACCGATTAGCAAGCCAAGTCCCTGACCATAGAAGCAGTCAGGAATGTTGCGCCAGTTAAACGAGTAGAACGGAATGTTCTGGTACGGGTTCACTTCGTTGCGAATAAGAATGTTGTGGCCGTTGTAGCATAAAACAACGATAACCTTTTCGTTATCCCAACGCTCCAAGATTTCCATGGGTGCCGTGTTCGGGTCTGCGGAAGTCTTGTATGCTCGCGGTAGCGCGTGCTGCAAGTATCCCATCATACCCTCGGGGATGGTCATCGTGATGTTGTCGGGACCGCTGGTTACGCCGCCCGCGAAAATGTGACGAAGCACATCTTCCTCTGGGATGTTGTAGCCTTCGACTCCGCGTAGGAAGTCAAGGTCTGAGAATGTTGCGTAATCGCGATAGACTACCCAACCCGCTTTGCGGATGTCGCCCACTCGGCAACCGGGGTTCACGAGAACCGTGCGGATGTCTGTGTGCTTAATCCATGGGTGAGAAACAGTCTTGGTGTAAAACTCGACTTCGTAATCGTCCGAGTCCGGTGTTGCGAACTCCGCCGCGTGTCCATCTGGTTGCTCGATGGAAACTGTGCTGCCCTTGCGCTTGTACTTCTTCATGCGCTTCTTGTGTTCGATGTAGCCGTACTTCATGATACCAGTTCCCAATAGTGCGGACTGGTCTAGGGTGCGCTCGACTTCCTCTTCAAATCCCATCGCGTCCAGTTGCGCCTTAAAGATGGCGGTCTTGGCATCGACAATCTGTTGAGTTACGTTCGGGCGCGGACGCAGCAAGAACGGTGGGTCCTCGTAGAATATGCCGCCCATAATCTTCGGCACGATTGCCGAGATGTGGTTGGACACCATATACTTGGGCACGGATGCTTGCCCTTGGTTCCCACCGTCGAATGCCGACTGGGTTGAAGGAGACTGATACAGCAGGTCGGCCATCGTCCAGCCGTTCGCCCACTGTTGAAGGTTGATGTAGTTGTCTGCCGCCTCAGTGTCGTCAAGGACCAACTTAACCGCTGCCGCTTCGTCCAGCATGATGATGCCAGTCTCTTCGTCAACGTATGTGTTCTTGGTGGTGATTTCCGAAGCCGCAACTACGTTTAACTCCGCAGCCTTTGCATCAAGATTGCTCTCTGCTGTCGGATTCACGTTGTCGATTGGCTGTTTCATTGTCCTCTACGTCGTAGGCCCGAAGGCAAAATCTTTAACAACTGCTGCATGTGAGCGTCTCGTGGATTCATGGGACGCTGTGGTTCAGGTTCTGTTGGAGGCGGCACGTTGCGTCTGTCGTAAGTGCTGGCCGTCGTGTAATTGGAGGAGCCGTCGCCAAACATGCGGCTGTGGTTCCCCATCATCATTTCTTTTCTGTGGCGCTCTTCGCGCTCTTTGCGAGTCTTCTCCGGATCTCCTTGTCCTCCGCGTACTGCGTCTTTGCGGAGAATCTGGAACACAAACGAGACTGCGTCTGGGAAGTCATCCTTGCGGAGGCGTGTGCTAGGCTCGCCCGTGAACGCGGCGAACTGCTTGAAGCACTCATCATTCCACATGGCGCTGCTAACAAAGTGCAAGCGGTTGTCGAACATCAAAGTTTCTAGGTTGCGGATTCGGTTGCGCTTGGCGTTTCGAGCGTTGTCAATCTCGAACGTTCCAATCTTTAAGTCAGTGATGCCGTAATACCGCGCGGCGTTCTTGACCTCGTTCATCAACCACTCGATGCCGTTAATCTTCTCAATCAAGCAGCCTTGTGCTTCCGGCCACTTCTTGGAGAACAACGCCATGTTGGTTGCGAGTTCCGAAGACTTCCACTTCCCGTATACAGCGTCCAAGACTACAACCTGTTGCAAGTTGTCCTTGGCTTCGCCGATGCCGACTGCTACGCCGACTGAATAATCCGATGTTGAACTCTGCGAATACGCCAAGTCCCACAAGATAAAAGTCTTGAGGAACGGCGGTACCGATTCCTTTGAGTACGTATGGGCAATCAGCGTGTCGTGAGTGAAGTGGTTGACGTAGTCCGTGAGTTCGGACTTGTCAGTCGCTTGGTTCAACTGCTGGTTCTTAAAGTTGCGCTCGCCCTTTTCGTCGTAAATGTTTCGAAGCTTGGTCCACACACGGTTGTATGGGAACGTTAGGATGCCGCGCTTCTCTTCGATAATCTGGTTGACGGTTAACTCACCCATCGCGTAAAGAATTTCGTCTTCTGGCGATAGTGTCCACGCGCCTCGGCAAGAGTAGCGGAACGGGCTGACGCGCTTCGACTCTGCGTTCGGGCGGAAGCGTTCTCCGTACATGTCGTCCGTGAAGTAGCGCGTACCAGTTTGGTAAACGAAACCCCATGGGTCGAGCAAGTCGGTCTTGGCGCTGTCGAACTTATACTTCAGTTCGGCGCGCATCTCTTCGTCGGCGGAGTTCTTAGACTCGACGATGTCGTCGCCCTTTAGAATATCGCAGTGGTCACCAGTCGAAGATGCGTCCATCGAGGTGAACCACATGCTCGTTTCCTTGGTGTCAAGGACGCGGGCCGGGCAATCGAGCGGTCCGTCCGAACTCCCTGCTACGCCGCGAGTGATGAACTCGGGGAACAAGATGTGGAACGGCTTCGCCTTGGCTTTCTCTTCCAAAAAGAAATACTTCTTAATTTCGCCTGCGCGCGACTTAGCCAATTTCTTGACTGCGGTCATCATCATGATGCGGATGTCCGGGCAGTTTATAAGCCACTGGACGCAGTCCACACCGTCGATGGTGCTCTTGTATGCGCCGCGCTGTTCCAACAATAGGAGTTCGCGGGTCTCTACAATGCCGTCTACAGTGACGCCTGTTCCACAGTTCGCGTACAGCTTCTGCTTCCCAATCGCTTCGTGAAAGTCGTCTAGGTCGAAGCCCGGCTTCAACAAGCCATCAAAATTCTTCTGCACGAACTGGTCGCAGATATACTGGTGGGTTCCGTGGAAGGGACCCTTGCCGACCAAGCGGCACAACCAGAATAAGTTCTTGCGAGCCTTATCGCGGAGGTCGAGCCAACGGCGAAAGCTTACAACTTCGTTGACCTCGAAAGTCTCTCTAAGATGTCTTCCGCAAGTTGTGTGGTCACAATTAGGCCAGCACTTCTTGTCAATGGGTTCGCCATTTGGTCCCCAAACTGCGGGGATAGCGAGAATATCTTGACTGGGGTTTGGCTGGTTCGATTTCTTCTTGGGCTTCTTGCTCTTGCTGGTCTCTTCATCATCGTTCTCTTTGGCGTGAATGTCCGCGCCATAGTATATCGCAAGGAGGTCAACAAGCAGACGAACTTCGCTCTTGTAGAATTCACCCGTAGCATCTTGGGCCTGAGCATAGGCTAGGTCCAAGTCGTACTGGTCCTTCTTTTGCGAGAGTTCTTCCTGCGACACTCGGACGAACGGTTCCGGCTGTCCCTTCTTTCGCGCTCTGCTGTTTGCTTGACGCTGCGCGTTAGTGAGACCGCCTTCTACTACCGTGGGTTCGAATGCCATGACCGTGTTCCTTGCTCATATTGTGAGCGATGACTATTGATTGTTTACTTCATGTCGTCGGGGATGTTGGCCTGACGTGCCTTGATTTCGTCTGCTGTCGTTCCGCCTACTGGCTCTGCTGCGCCGCTAGCCTTGCGTTCTGCGTGCGCTGCCTTGTAAGAGGGGACGTCGGCGATGTGCTTAGGTCCGGCCTTGGGGGCGAATGCGTTTGTTGCTCCCCCGGTTACGCCAGAGGTAAACTTGTCCGCGTTTGCGAGAGCCTTCTTTGCTCCCTCTACTGCGTCTGTTACTGGGTCGTTTGCCATGTTAAAGTCCTATGCTGTAAAAGAATATTTTGCGAATGATTGCCGCGAACTTAGATAGTACGTTTTGTACCGCGCCCGCTGGAGGAGTTTTTGGTTCCGGCAAGGGTTTAATACCTGCCGAGTCGTCGTCCAAGAAGTCAGCCAAGCGTTGCCCGGTCGGGATTACTCCCATGCCTAGGTTGCCGCGATTGAATCCGAATTCACAGAGTCCGATAATCTCGTGCGTGTTCAAGTCAACTACCGAGGAACCGGATGCGCCCGGCGCGCCCTCGATGTTTGCCATGAAACGTTCCTTGGCTCCAAACACCTCGGAGTCCAAAGGCTCGCTGGTGACTTCGCCGCGAGAGAAGTGCTTGCCTACGCCCATTGCAAAGTTTATGTTCAAGACCTTGGTCCCGAGCGCGGGAACGTGGCCCTTCATTGAGACGGCAATGACCGGGAGTTCCTTCATACTGCGGAACTCGAATATCATGAAGTCGTAGCGGTCGTCGTTCTCCGCTTTGATTATGTTGACGCTATGCAGCACGGGTTCTTTCTCGACCGTGGTGCTGACGTAATAATCTTTTTCTGCGGACCAATCGACGCAGTGTCCTGCGCTTAGTCCGACGTAAGTGTCTTCGCTCTCGCGGGCGATGACGGTCGCAGTACAAGTAAACTGGCGAGCGAATCCACACTGCCACACATTGAACGTTCCGAAGAAAGTATCAATCGGCTTGTAGCCGCAAACCTGTTTGCCTTGGTAGATAGACAGGGTTGCTTGCGATAGCGTTTGCTGGAAATCTTCGACCGGGCCGACTTGCGCGCGGGCGATGGGGGCTAGACATAGAAGTGCTGCAACAGCCAAGGATAGGAGCAGTGCTTTCACTTGATTCTCTCAAGGCGTCTCTTGGCAGAGCACTGACGCCTTTACGCGGTCCCTTTGGGGGTCCCCTGCTCCGCGCTTACTTCTGGCTTCTTGAACTTCGAGATGATGTCTTCAGCTTTGTGCGCCACGTTCGCGAGTCCAGCGCCGCCCAGCGCCTCGCCGATTCCGGTGAGGTTAGGCATTGCATGGTTGTAGAACGCAACGTGGGTTCCCCACACGATGATTGCCAATCCGAGAAGGAGGGTAATCACTTGTACGGGGTTTACAGACTTTATCCCATCATCGACTAAACCTTTGAAGAATCCCATTTACTTCTTGAACCCACCCATGGTGCTAGCAAAGTTTGCCATCTTAGCGACGTGCTTGTTAGGAGAGTTCTTCGCGGCCTCAACTTTCTCAGCCGGAATCGTCTCGCCTTCAGGAACGCCTAGAGCGCGGTGCAAGCCGCCCTTGCGCAAGTGGTGCATTGCGCGGTAAAGAGATACGTTTTGTGCGGCCATGTTAGACTCCCGCTGGTGGTGCGCCTGCTGCCGGGGCTGCGCCCGCTGCTGGTGCTGCGCCTGCCGGACCTGCGTTGGCTTCTGCTTCGCCGGGGTTCGGTGCGCTGGTGTGTTCCATCATGTGGTCCATCATCGCATCGTGGTCGCCAGCGGCGGAGCGAACGTTCTTGTGGTCGCCCTCTTCGTGGTGGTGCTCGATGGTGTGCGAACCGTCTTTGTGGTGCTCGATGGTCGTCTTATGAAACTTGTGGTGTTTCTTCATGATGTCCTCGTTAATTTCTTGCCGAGCGGTCTGCAATGACCGCGATATTCTTGTCGATGCTGGTCAACAACTCGATATGTCTCTCGTTGTGGTCGCTGACTTCTTTGATGTCCTGTGCCAAGTGCGCCAAGTGGTTATCTTTGATGGTAGCCACTACGCCGTGGACTTCAGTCACCAAGGCTTTCGTGGTCGCCGCCGTGGTTAGAACATCATGTTGCGCAGAAATAAACTTAGTGAACTCTCTGCTTACTTTCCATGCTAGACCGAGGAACCCAACCCAAAATGCGATGTGTATGTGGTCGAATAACCAAGTGAAGGATAGAGCTACGTCTGCCGCGTCTGGGGCAACCATGTTTGGCCTTTGAAAGTGTGTCGGGGCTATGACTCGACGTGCCGGGGATTTCACCCGTTGTTTCGTAGGGGCTGCCACTTATGTGGGGCATGCCGCCATACAGAAAATGTGGGGAGTTGTTTAGACTCCCCCGAGGAATTACGCTGCTGCGATTTGGAACTGGTTCAAGCTTGCTGCGTTGCCTGCGTCCGAGTTCGAGAAGGTAACGCCGACCACCAAACCGAACGGGGTCGAGGAAGCCATGCTGACGCCCGATAGGTTGTTGGTTAGGTTGCCTGCTGCGATGTTGTTGGCACCGAAGATGCCGCTCTGGAAGCCGCGAACAACGCCGGACTTCGTGGAGCCAAACAACTGAACCTTCAAAGCGAATGCGTAGGAAGTCTGTTCGAGCGGAGCGGTGAAGAATCCGGTCGTTGCGATTTCCGTGTAGGATGGGGTTGCGCCTGCTGCTGCGGTCTGGGCGTACAAGGAAACCTTTGCGGTAACCGAGGAGTCAGCCACACCCGACAGGATGCTGCCGCCGACTAGAACGTCAAACCACTGTGCTTCCAACGCGCTGTTGCCCGGAACCACCAACTGACCAGCGTTGCTGGTAGCAGAAGGAGCGGTGCTCTCGACGTTGAAACCGCCGAATAGGCGAGGGAAGTACTTCACGGTCGAACCAGCGCCACCAACGGTGGACGGGTTCAAACCGTTTACCAAGAAATCATTAATAACTGACATGGGTATTTTCCTTATATCCCCGGTCGCCGAGAAAAACGTTCTTCCCAAACGCCGAGGTCTTAATGGACCACCTTTGAACGTGCTAGGCAGAGACCATTCTATCGCCAGAGCCAACCGCAAACACACTTGAGTGTGTCCCACGGGTTTGGCTTCTGAAGAAATCTTTTACAAATAGGGCAAGTGCGCTGACACACAAAGCGCGCAGCTTAGTGTGATACGCCAGCGTAGTCGATGTACTTCACGACGTTTCCGCCAGCCGGAGATACGACTTGGAGAATGTCAAGATTGGAGGGATTGGTGAAGGTTGCTGCGAAGAGTGCTTCGGTGGTGCCGGATGCGATGTTGGACTTAAACTGGCCGATGCGCGTCCCGTTGGTATTGCCGCTGGCGGGGTTATGCACGACGCCTGCGTAATCAACGTTCAAGAGAACTGACTCGCCGTTCGGGGAGACGATTTGCAAAAGGTCGAGGTTCTGAGCGATGCCTTGGACCTGAGGATACGCGGTAGCCCATGAACTGCCGTTGATAGATTGAAGCAATGCTTGTAGTGTTGCGGCCATCGTGTTCTCCTGATATGCAAAACCCCCTCTTTCAGGGGGTTTCGTTACAAATGGATGTTGGTTGCGGCGCTAGGATTCGAACCCAGATAAGCGACTTCAGAGGCCGCTGTCCTACCATTGGACGACATCGCAACAGAAAATTGGTTGGGGCGCGTGGACTCGAACCACGATAGCGGGATTCAAAGTCCCGCGTCCTACCATTGGACGACATCCCAATTGAAACTTTATTTTTCGCTCAAGCGAGCCTTGTGCGCTGTGCGATATGACGCCTTATCAGACATCCACGCTTCCGGTTTTGGTGCCTTCGGTGTCGGTGGCTCCGGGGCCGTGCCCTTAATAAAATCTACGTCGCTCTCGTCCGGCGTTCCGGGTCTGTGAATTACAGAACCTGCTCCGCCCAGAGGCTCGCCTTTTTCGTTTCTCTTCATACCGGGAGCATTCCAATAAGAGACGTTCTGGGCGTGTGTCTCTGCGTCGTCTGCCGCTTTACGAGAATCGTTAATCGGGTCGTTAGCCATAGATGTCCTTCGAAGATTGGTCCCGAGAGAGGTGCTCGCATCCTCGTCTCCGCTTTTTAAGAGCGGTGCTAAT